GTCAATGTATGACAAGCTCTATACCGAAACGCTCTGCTGATCTCTTTCGAGGTTGCTCAGTGAGTTGGTATAACGGTGTTTTTTTTAATTTTGGTGTATCGAAATGCTAGCACTAACGACTTTAAAGTCACTAGTTAGTAGCATGTCGATGAATGCTGTCTGCCGTCCCCGAAAGGGAACAGCGGGACCTCATTTGTCAAAGATCTTTGCATCTCATTCAAACTAAGCCGCAAGAGTCTTAAAGACTCAGGAGCTATAGTAGTGACCGCGCCTACGTATGAAGATACGCTAGGACATGGCCTGCTGAATACCTGATAGAGATTCCTCTACCTAATAGTCAGATGAGCGTGAAACTGCGTAAATCTAAGGTACCAACAAAAAAATAATGAAAATTTCAAAATTTTGAGTAGGTCCGAAGGATCCAAGCAGGATAAGATATGAGACAGATGGGGCGATATCGTTCCTGGACCCGAAAGGGTTCATGTCCTTTCTTAAGAAGTTTTCTTGGAGATTAATCTCCTTGATTACTTCGAAGAGAGGGGAGTCAATATCTACTACTATCAGACTGTATCACAATTTTGGCTTGCACCTCATGAAACTTAATAAGAATCATGGGGCAACCCTAACTGTTAAATACTTAAAAGCCTGTCAGTTAGCACTACAAAAGAAGGTTGCAGGTCAACCTCTTAAGTCTCTTAGAGACTTAGAGCCTGACTTGCCGCTACCTAGACTCTCAAAGAGTGGGTTGCCGGCTATAATCGGTCTCCGCCACAGATATTCCATATCTCGTGGTGGGACTATTGTAGTCCGTCTGTGATTGACACTATTCAGCATCTATAGGGTTGTTAAAATCCCTGTAGCTGCGAAAATAGCGACTATCACCAATCCATTCTCAGGAGATGAGGCTTATCTATCCTTGGTCCAATCTTGGGTGACTCATTGAGTTCCTACCCTTCTTGGAAGCAAGATAAATAAGTCTCAGCTTAGAGGTGCTCGTATTGTCCTTATAGAAAAGGCCAGTGCGAGCAACTCCAAGTCTTGAGTAGGTCTTCTTTCAGACGCATTTGGTTTGGGACATTCTGATGTCTTCCAAGCTTTCAAAACTTTTTGTTTGGAAAGTGGGAATGATCATCTTTTAACTAAGGTTGAAGATATTTTAAAGCTTTTTGTTCACTCAAAGGAGTTAACAAGAGGCCTACCACTGAAGAAGTCTGCTTTGGAATTATTCAAAGCGACTGGAAGAATCCCTATTGGCCAAATAGCCTTTAAGGAGGAAGCTGCAGGAAAATTGAGAAATTTTGCGATAGTCGATATTTGGACACAGTCACTGCTCCGTCCCCTTCATGACGCACTCTTTGGATTACTCCGAAGTTTACCTAATGACGGGACATTCGATCAGGATGCATCTTTTAAAAGATGTGTTGAAAAAGCTAAAGAAAGTAAGTGTGCCTTCGGGTATGACCTTTCGGCAGCTACTGATAGACTCCCTATGTCTCTTCAAGTGACAATCCTTACAGTAATGTTCGGATCTAAACTTGCTGAAGCATGGAGAGACCTATTAGTTGGTCGTGAGTATATTGTGCCAAAGAACGATTATGGTATTAGTCAACCATTCGTAAAGTATGCCGTCGGACAACCGATGGGTGCTTTAAGTTCGTGGGCTATGCTGGCAGTGACTCATCATATTATTGTGCAATATTGCGCTTGGTCTTCTTACCCGGTCTCATTCTTTACTAAACATAAAGGATGATTCTCAGGGTACGAGGTACTAGGTGATGATATTCAGATATTTGATGAAGCTGTTGCAGAAAAGTATCTGGAAGCTTGCGAAGGGATTGGTGTTGGGATAAACCTATCGAAATCAGTTGTGTCAAAACAGCTGATTCCGGTAGTAGAGTATGCAAAACGTACTTCCTATCTTGGTGTGGATGTTTCCGCACTGAGTTGAAAGATGTTAGCATCTCTGAACAACTTACCTGGTCGTGTGGCACTTGGATTAAAAGTTTGAGAGAAAGGAATCTCAGGCTTTATGACTAGTCAAGCGCTAGCCACTGTGAAGAACAAATGGGCTAAACCCACTTCTTCGCATGGTGCCTTTTCGATTATCTCTTTCTACACTTCTCTTTATAAAAAAGGAGTTGTTAGTTGGCGATGGTTGTTAGAGCGTTTGGCAAGCCCTGAGGATTTCTCGATCCATTATGGATCGGGGAAACTGCCTAAGGTCTCACGGAAAGAGGCTGAGAAAGTAATCAAGGCGATCCAAGATAAAGAAGATCCTAATTTTGCAGTGTCTGCTGATGCCGATAGAGAAGCGGCGGTTGAGATGGGGTACATAAAACAAACCGAGTTTGTTTTACGTTCCCGTATCAAACGTTTAGCGGAACTATTGGTATCGGAAGAATTCAGCGGCTCAATGGTAGGATGTTTTAACAAGCAATTGTTTGACTTCTACGCTTCCGAAGGATTCAGAATGGATTCTCCCTCCGAGGGAGTTTTCAGACTGGTTCATGAGGAAGGTTGAGCCTTGGACAATGCTTCTTCAGCTGAAGAGGCACGTCTGAAACTCGGTCATATGGACGTATCATTCTGTAGAAATATGGAACAAGCTAAAATAGGTTTTGTAGTGAAAGGTTTCCTACAAGATCTAGTTTTAGATCAATACTATGACAGGTTACAAAAAGACCTGTCATTGGATTTAAACCAACTGCATCTCCATGAGTTGCAGGAGTTATTGGATCGTCTAGAAGACCTAAGAAGAACATGCGAGATTGGTGTAAGATGTGAAATAGAGCGTGCTCTTCCGATCAGCTCGGACTTGTACGTTTTACGTAAAATCGAAGCTATCTCGAATGTTCCGAAGAACTGGGTTCACCGTCAGGACTCTATGTTTTAACATAGTCTGTGGCTGGACCTCGAGAAGAAGAGGAGATATACAGCATGGGCTAACAAGGTTGAAGTCAGCTGTCCCCCGAAAAGGGACCCTAAACTTAAACAACTGAGATTTGATATGGAAAGGTAGTAGGGATTGATGAGGATCAATCGCCTCCCTCTGTCTGGAAAGGGTCACGGAAGGTTGAGAATAGGCTGCACCATTAGGTGTACCCCGGTTCACTTCCACCGATCTTGTCTTATCCTAACAAGGTTTGGACTACGGACATAAGCGTTTGAAG